GGCTGTCTATCAAAATGTTTCTTACTTAGTTTCATGTTCTTTCCTTTATAGGTCATCTAATTCAAAAGGTTTGGGGACCCGAAGGTCCCCTCCCCAATTACCGCTCCTAGAGAGCCGGGTCCCAACCAAGGATGGCACCGTTAGCAGCCTCATTGCGGGCACGTAAACCGTACTCCACAACCAGTTGCTTCGCCATGCTATCACCTGTACGGGCCAGATCAAAGGTATTGAAAGGTCGCAGATAAGCGATATCCCAATACTCATAATCTAGGAAGTAGCAGGTCTTGGCAGGCATATGCCGGTTAGGTACAATCTGAAGATTGCCAAAGTCACTGACATAGATGTCAACCGCAGCCACGACATATGCAGGCGACTTGTCATTAGCAGACGTACGCAACTCAGAAACACTCTGCGAAAGCGTAGAGATTTTCTGCTTAAGCGCACCATCAACCATGATGACACTTGGGCTTGCACCCGCATCCCAACACTTCTTCATGAGGTCTCTGATGTCGGACTCAACAACAGCCTTATCTGTACCCGCAGTCGGAGGAGTCGTACCAAAAGCGGAAGAAGCAGCAGCCGTTCCGTTCTCTAGGTTTGACTGAATCCATGCACCGACAGAGCCAGTTTCACGTGCCGTACCTGACGAACCCGCAACCATACCGTTGTTGGTAAGAAGCATTGCTTCCATGTCCAACTTCAGTTCTTTTGCACGTTTCGCCATCTGATAGGCTTCCGTAGATTTACGACCCGCAAAGTCAACGGCTTCAGCAGTTCCAGAAGTCTGGATTGCTTTCGTGCTGATCTGCGTGTAGTTTCCACGGCGTGTCGGTTCTGCCACTGCAAGCGCACTTGCGTCATCGCCTTCAGCAACACGGTTACTGGTACTGGCTGATGCAAGAGAATCCGTCTGCCACTCAAAGTAGGTATTATCGCAAGACGATTTACCAATGTTTGACATGAACGGAGTTTCTTCCGGACTGATATTGTAAATGATATTTGACAGGTCTTCACGAATGCCAATGGCTCCGTAAGTTTCCCGTGTATTAGTTGGTACTGCCATAGTATTTTCTCCTTAGAAAATATCCTCTAACAGTTTGGCTGCATCTGCAACCTTCCCTGAAGAGTTTAGTTGTTTTGAAAGTTCGGCTTTACGCCTACGTTTAGCATCGGACTTGGGTCGCTTGGCTCCGCTCTTAGTCATCTTAGGTTTGTTTTTAACCTTCTTGTTTTTCAAGTCAGCATTTTGAAGCGCATCATATTTCATGGCTTTATGAATAAGATATACAGACCTTGAATCAACAAGACCCTCCATCTCTTCTTTGGTAAACCCGGAGGTTACACCATAATCCATAATATTTTTAGCGATCTTAGGTTGCGCATCGGGGTCATTCCATTCAGGAATAAGTGTCCCTAGTTTACCTATCTCCTCTGCTACAGCCTTCTGACGAATTTGCTCCATCTCTTGCTGTTGCTGTGCTTGTACCTGCTGTTGGTGGTAATGCACTGACTTGATGCGTTCCTGTTCTTCACGGAATTCATCACGCTTGGTGACATACTCTAGCGGGTCTTCGTTCTTTAATCGCTGCCAATCAACATTCTGAAACTTACTCATGTTCTGAGATAACTGTTGACCTAGTTGGCCTAACGCCTGTTCGTACTGTTGACGCTGCGCCATCAATTGATTTAGTCCGTTCTGGTATTCAGCACGTTCCGCATCAATAGTTCTGCGCTCTTCTGATAACTCCTGCGTCTTTTTTGTGTAGTCAGACTGCCGTGAATAGCCTTGTTGCAATTCTTCTAAGGATACCTCTACGTCTTGACCATCAACTTTGATGGTGTACATTTCGGTTTCCTGCCCTTCAGCATCACGATTGTCTGTTGCTTCATATTCCTCATCTTCATCTTCATATTCTTCAGACTCAGACTCAGATACTTCAGCCTCCTCTTCTAAAACTTCCTCTTCCTCTACAGGTTGTGATTCCGTTTCTTCTACAGGTTGATCTTCTGCCACTACTGGTTGCGCCTCATCAGCGTCCATAAGTTTTAGAATCTCTTCTTGTGCGTTAGCAATGTTCATTGCTTCGCTTAATGGTTCGGTGGGTCGCTCAACTGGAGTAGTGTCCACCACATTTGGTATAGCCATAATTTAAATATTTCTCATTGTTGATGTAAATTTAGTTATTTGTCCTTCCTCAAATATTGATTGGATATGTCCTACTAATCTATCCACCAGTTTGAGTTCAAGCCAAATCTGTTCTCTACTCTCAATATCATGTTGGCTTGTCACTTGCCACTCATGTAGTAGTTGCGCTTTTAACGCTTCTATACTTTCTGCAAATAGATCATCTTCTAATAATCTTTTCGCATTGCTCTGCCTTTGTTCAGGTGTCATTGTCCTATTTTAACTGCCCTCTTTTGTTTGTCTTCTATTGCTAGTTCAGCCATTTTGAATTTAGATTCCATCTTGGTTTCTTGAATCTCATTCTGAACCTTCATTCTCTTAACCTCTAGTTCACCCTGCTTAACCTGTGTGTCTACGTTAAGAGCCTGTAACTGTGCCTCTTGCATAGGATCAGGTTGTGGAGGTTCTTGCATCTGAGGAGGTGTAAGATAATCGTTTACATTCTGATACCCCATAGACTTGAGCAATGATGCCTGCAAGTTATATAGGTTCTCAGGGGTAACCATTGGGCTACCAGAGGCTTGTTGACCCATAGCCATCTGAGTCAACTGAGTCAACTGTGCAACCTGCTGATCCTTATTACCGTTGCCCAGAGCAACAGACACAGTAGCATCCATCCTGTCAGCCCATGACCTTGGGTTAACTTCTACCCATTGATCCCTGAGTTTGATGACACGCTTCTTGTCCATGTTCTTAACTAACAGTTCATATATCTTACACATCAAATCCTTAACGCCTGTCTCAGCAAAGTTACGGGCTATAAGTTCCACTCTTGATTGTGATGCAGTCATTACGGCGTTAACAGCAGTAGCCGTAGTATGAGAGGTCAATGCGTCCTCATTCATTCCTTGACTCATTCTGCTTACACCTGCACGTGACTCACGTACATCATCCAGATACTGAACCATGTTAAACACAAAAGGTTCAAGCGGAGGAGTAGCCAGAGGGGTGACAGCATTAGGTGACTTAACACGTACGATGCCTCCCGGTCTAGCCGTCAGTAAATCATCCAGATTTGCCTGACCCTCCAATACCGCAAACCGTCCGTAGTTCTGGTTGTACATATTGTCTAGCAGGTTTCGCATCAGCACACTCTTAATCTTCTGCAATGGCATAACCAAGTCAGCCACAGAAAGACCAAAGAACTTGTGTGATATTTGAATAGGCGTAAGACTGATAAATGGCATATTATCAATTTCATCATTTGCTAATATAGTGCTACCTACTGTACATACCTTACGTAATTCAGCAATACCATCGCCGTCAAAGTCGGTTCTAATAAAAGACTCATAAAGCCAATACTCTTGCATGGACTCTTCAGGTGCTGCATTTTGTGATGTATTGAAAAAATCTTGTGTGTGATCAAAAGCGTATCTGGCATTCTGCTCATCGTTCCACATAGGGCTTCCTGTGTCACCACCCTTGAGGTCTTCAACATCTATATCAGGATACATCTGCCTAAGTTCTGACAAAGTTTTTCTTACACGATGACAAATAAACCTTGCATCTTCTATGGTTTTTGCTTCACGGTTAATAAGAAACTCTTCAGGCGGTACGTTTTCAATGCATACTTTACCGTTGTACTGTGATCTTTTTACAATAACATCATGGTAAAAGTTTCCATCTTCACCACCATACTCATCATGCTCTATGACCTCTACTGAGTTATCAGACATTAATGCTTCAAACTCTAGGTCATTAAGGTTATTGTATTCTTCACGTACGTACTCATCGTACTCATCCCACCACACTTTGATGATGCCGTTCTTTTGTAGAAGCGCATCAGTAAACCACTGGTACATAATCTCCCAACCGTTGTGTTGGTTCTGTAGCACGTAGTTTACATAGTCTGTGGCTTGTGCAGCCATGTCAACCTCACCCGGATTATTAGGCTCAAATTTAACCAGTTCGTCACCGGAGGCAAACACACGCATGAGTGAAGGTTTAATCCACTCAACCGTATCCTGTACTGTGCTGTCTACATACTGGCTTCTACCTTCAATCTCATTACCCAAAGGAAGAGCATAGTAATAGCGCATGGCTTCACGACGTTGCTCAGAAACGTCATCACCATATCCTACAGCCTCATTAATCTCTCCATCAATTCGGCTTACAATTTCATCTTCTGTTACTGGATCACTCATACAATTCCTAGTTCCTGATATTCTAAAGGTTTATCGAAGTTAAAGTTCCACGTGTCACCAGAACCCGGCACTCCAAATCTTCTGCTCATAAAACAATATCTCATTGCGCTCATACTGTCATCTCTAACTGCCACAATCTTTCCATCCTTTCTGTGGTACTGTCTATACTCTTGTAAGACATGGAATAAGTTTTCAAATATTTTAAATCTACCCTCTTCCATCCAAACTACCATCTGCTGAATACCTTCCTCCACACTGTTAGAGCCTTTTTTCTGCCCCAACGCCGGGGGATTGGAGAAATGCTCAAGTAGAAAATTGCAGCCAAGAGTCCGATACTGGTCTGCCAACCCCGGATTACCAATGCTATCACGACGATTACCATCGTGGGGATAAGCAACAGGAATGAAAGAAGGACGGCGCATAATCTCAATAGAATGTTCCGCAGGGCTACGCTTATTGGCATTATATGCATCATAAACATAGAACGTATCCT